ACATAGTTTTGGTTCCTTATTTGATTATAACAAGCGTGTAGTTCCGTCAGTTTAAGAGATCCACTTAAATTCTGTGTGAGATTTTCGTATATGAAAGGTAAAATAAATAAATCTATTCTAAATCTTCTGTATATAAAAAGGTGTAGTATTTATAATGTATTTCAAAAAGTAATTTTAAAATATATATAAATTTATATAAATATGTTATTGTACAATATATTATCATTTTTGATATAAGAAAGAAATAATATCGGAAAAATACTACTACTTACAACACTGTTTCCGTCACCCCGATAAATATTTATTTTTTTAATAGTGTCACGAGAAAAGTGTCCCTGTTTTTATAAAAGTGTCCCTGTTCTCGTCAAACCCGTCAAAATAATGTTGTTTTGTTAGAATAATAGGAGAATAATTGTTGTTTTGGAGTATTTTTTGTTTTGTTAGACTAAGAGGAAAATAAAAGTCTTTATAAAGACTTTTATTTTCCTCTTAGTCTAACAAAACAAAAAATACTCCAAAACAACAATTATTCTCCTATTATTCTAACAAAACAACATTATTTTGACGGGTTTGACGAGAACAGGGACACTTTTATAAAAACAGGGACACTTTTCTCGTGACACTATTAAAAAAATAAATATTTATCGGGGTGACGGAAACAGTGTTGTAAGTAGTAGTATTTTTCCGATATTATTTCTTTCTTATATCAAAAATGATAATATATTGTACAATAACATATTTATATAAATTTATATATATTTTAAAATTACTTTTTGAAATACATTATAAATACTACACCTTTTTATATACAGAAGATTTAGAATAGATTTATTTATTTTACCTTTCATATACGAAAATCTCACACAGAATTTAAGTGGATCTCTTAAACTGACGGAACTACACGCTTGTTATAATCAAATAAGGAACCAAAACTATGTAAAAAAAAAATTGAAAGTTTGTATATTATTTAAAATTATCTTATTCTTATAATAAAACAATAATGGATAATACTGAGCTATTACAATTACTAAAAAGTAATTTTAACAGTGAATACACATTTAAACAATATACATATAATATCAGTCGATTTAGTAAAAAATATACAAATAATTATTATGATGATATTTCTAATTACGAAAAAATAACTAATTATTTTAATAATGACCTTAAAGATAAATCAAATAATGTAAAACATCGATTTATTAGTTGTATTAAAAGAACAATTGAAATTATTAAAATAGAAGTTGATTTTAAAGTTAAACTTGATATATTATGTAAAGATTTAATTAAAAAAAGAATTGATGAAGAAGAAAATAAAGAATTAAAAGAACTTAATTTTACATTTGAAGACATTAATAAATGTATTGAAACAATTGATACTAATTCTATTGAATATCTTTATTGGATGATATTAACTTGTATTCCACCTCGACGACTTGATTGGAAAAATGCTATTTTTATAAATAGTAAAGATTATGATAAAATAGAAGATGATAAAGGTTTAAATTATGTAATTATTTATGAAGAACATAAAGCAATTTGTTTAACTTTTAATAATTTTAAAACAAATTATTCAAAAAATGAATATCATAGACCATGGAAAAGATTTTTATTAAATGATTGTAATTTTAATTACAATCAAAAAATTGGTAATATTTTAAATCCTACAAAATTAAATAATATTTTATATGATTTATGGATTAAATATGGAAAAGTTAATAATATTTATGTATTAACTGGAACTAATAAACCATTTACAGATAATCAAATGATTAGTTTTATTAGAGATAAAGTTTTCATATCTTTATTAAAAAAAGGGAAAAATATAACTAACAATAATATTAGAAGACTTTTTATTACTGATACAATTAATAAAAATATTGATAAATTAACAATTAGAAATAAAAAAGAAATAGCAAAAGACATGGGACAATATACTTTAAGTGGACAACAATATTATATTAGTAATTTAATTGAAAGTGAAAGTGAAGAAGAAGAAACTTGTGATATTGATACTGATAGTGACAGTGATGAAGATGGACCTAACCCTGAATATTATATGTCTGATATGGTTGAAAGAAAATTAACACTTGAAAGACAAATTGAAAAATTAAATAAAGAATACAAAGACGTATGCAGATGCGTAGATCTTGAAAGAGAATTAAAAATTATAAAACAAAGATTATAAAAAAAAATTGAATTTTTTAGTATGAAAAAAAAAAAATTGAATAATTTTATAATAAATTAAAATTACCTTGGTGACAATGAAAGTTACTGTTGAAATCAACGTTGATCGTTCAGATAATAAGCCTTTAAGCAAACGTGAATACATGATATATGTATTATTTTGCTTAATCGCAAAATATTTACGATTAGATAAAGATGTTAAACAAATTAATTTATAAATATACCAAGGTCCGATAAAAAAAAAAAACTTTATTGTTTTTTTTTTTATTGTTTTTAATGCTAAATATATGAATATAATATATTTTTTTTTTGTATAAAATTATTATTTGTATATAAACACTTAAAAAATAAAAAATTGATTTTTTTATTTAAAAATTAAAATTATCATTTTATACAATGGATATTACTGTTACAACTACCGATTTTGAACCAGATGTTATTATTGAAGATTTTAATGAATTTTTGGAACAGGACAAAGAATTAAGTGATTTATTAAATCAAGTAGTTCATTATATAAGAAGAATTTTATTATTACGTATATAAAATGCCAGACATTAATATGCCAATAAGCGAACCTGTAGAAGAAGATATTATATATCCTATTAGTGAAGCAGATATAGGAGCATTTCTTAATAAGACCGAACTACATAACCATTTATTAGCAAAAATGAGTGAAAGTAAATTTAATTTAAGTATGCTTGAAAATTCATTAGAACAAGCAAAAAAACAAGTAAAAAGAATTGAATTAAACTGTGCTGTTATACAAGGAAGATTAGAAATTTTAGAAGAAATACTTAGTGAAGATTTTGAAGAAGAAATTGAAAACGATGAAAGCGAAGATGACAATACAACAGAATAATTATATATATTATTAAATGAAATGAGTAATATACGTGTACCTTCTGCAAAAGAAATAAATATATCTATTAATTACCTTGACAATAAAATACTTTATATTAATGATAAAATTATGTATTATAGTCCTAATTCACCTGAATTAAAACATTTGAAAAAAGAATTAATACAAGTTCTTACTATTAAACAGCAAATATTAAAGGAATTTTTAGAAAAATACCAAGAAAAAAAAAAAATTGAAAAAGTCATTTAAAGAATTTGGTATACTATCGGCATGAATATCTTTATTAAAGTAATCGGTTGGTTCAAGCGTGTTAAATGGATGTCAATTGCTACAACAGTTCAATCTGGTTTGGCAACAGGAATACAAGTTTTAATCGTTGTCGTAACCTTAATCGATGCTATGAAGGAAATGAAGTTTGATAGTATCCAAATATAAATTGAAATTTATCAAAAAAAAAAATTGAAAAATTTTATTATTTATTTTTTTGTATTACAGTATGACGTTTTATGACTTACCAAAACATTTACAAGATTATATATATGAATTTGACCCTACATATCGTAATAAATTTAATATATTTTTAATTAATGAAGAATTTAAAGATATATTACTTGATTTTAAAGAATTTTTAGATTGTTTTGATTGTGATATGTTTGATTTAGGATGGGAATTTCATAGAACAGTTAAATTTTTATTAAAAGGATTAAAAAAAGTTAATGAAAAAAAAGGAAAAATTTGTATAAATAATGGGTATGAAAATATTGGTGATATAACACAATTATTTGAATAAATTTATTATTTTTTTAACCTTTAATATCAACTAATTCTAAACTTTCACTTGGTCTTGATACAGCAACATATAATAATTTTAACATTTCAAAATGATTAAAATTCCTTTCATTGATAATATTATAAACATTTACATACACTTTTTCATATGTTGACCCTTGTGCCTTGTGCACTGTATTCATATAATCTAATTTAAAAGGTTCTTCTCCTTTTTTAATATATTTCTTGATGTCTTGATTTAATAATAATAAAATTAATTCTAATTTATTTGGATACTTTGCTGTAATCTGTGCTTTATTTTTTTTGAATTCTAAATATTTTTCAATTTCATTATCAATATCTTTCATTATATCATTAAACTCTAAACGGTCTTTTTTTGTTAATTTGTTTGTATTATTTTTTTTATATAATGCCTTATATTTGTTTCGTTTATTAATTTGAAAACCAACCCTTTTATCATATTCGTCTTCTTCTAAAATTTTTAAATTATTAGTTTGAACTGTTACACGTTTTTCTTTTTTGTTATAACTTTGGTATTCTATTTTTAATACATATTCTTTCTTTTCTTTGTAGTAATTTATTTCAATTATTTTAAATTCAGTTCCTGTATTTATATTATTGTAATAATTTGTAAATATATATTTACTATTTAGATAATAACCAAAATAGTTCTCTTTTGTTTCATTTATTATTTTAATTAAATTTTCATTGTGAGAATTAACATTTTCATTTGTATTAGTATTATTAAAATTTAGAAACATAAAATCTATTTCAGTTTCCAAAGCAGATTTTAATGATAAATTCAAATCATTTATATTTTTAAATTTAGTTATGTTTTTGCTTACAAGTTTTTTTAAACAATTTTTTTCTTCATTTGATAAATTATAATTTTTACCATTTAAAAGTATATTTCTTGCTAAATCAATTGTTTTACGTAATTTATTATATATTTTACCTAAATTAGGGTCTTTGTTTCTTTGAATTTCAGTAAAATTAATTTTTGAATGACAATCAATTACGTCATTGTCAATTTCTTCAAATACAATACTTTCTAATTGTTTATCTTTTACAGGTGAAAGTTGGTTTATATCTCCAAGTAAAATTATTTTACTATTTCCTGTAAAATTTTTTATAAAACTCCATTTATCAGTTGAAATCATACTAATTTCATCAATTATAATTAAAGCAGTAGTGCGACTGCCAGCGCAATGGCCTTCAAATATATTATAATCAAGAGTGTATTTATTAAATGTTGTATCACTATTGCTTTCATATAATTCTTTAGATAATATATCATAATTTTCAACTGATTGTAAATGTTTATTAGATACATAATAATCTTTTCTTGTTTTATAATTGTCACCATAAGTAATTTTTGTTAATCCGTTTGGACTAAAATATGTATAACCAAATTTATCAATTCTTTCATTAGTTCCTAAAAATTTGTCAATTGTTAAAAATTTGGTTTTTGTAAAATCAATATTTTCTGTATTTTTTGTTAATAAAACATTTACCGCTTTGTTAGTAGGAGCAATAAAATATATTTTATCGAATTTTGACATATCTTCTCTTCCTATAATATAAGTCACAAACCAAGTTTTACCTGTTCCAGCACATCCATAAATAGGAAACCATTTTTTAGAGGAATTTAAAAAGTCCCTAATTTTGACATGTGCATCTTGTTGCTCTTTTGATAATGAAACCGCCATTGTTTAATATTAATAGATAATTTAGTTTTATATAAAAAAAATCAATTTTTTTTTTTTTTTATAAATATTACAACAACAATAATTTATATATCTTCTGCCTTAAATTGCGAACAAGTTTCTCCTTCTAAATGTCTAATACCATAATAATAATTATATCCATTCACTGGTTTAGGTATGTAACCATTCTTTTCCTCAAGTAATTTATAAAAGGCATTTCTTGAAAGTCCAAGTCTTGCTTTGCTCGCAAGATCCCATAAGTCCTTTCTTAAAATTCTGTCATTTTTTGCTCTTTTTTCATTTTTAATAGGGTTGACATCTAATTCTTCATTTAACCATTTACCTACAATATTATTTGAATTAATAAATTTTTCATTTCTTTGACGGATAAAATCTGGAACTTCATTAATTTCATTAGCATCTACTTCAAGTAACATTAATAAGAATTCTTGTGCTGTTTCTTCTTGTTCTAAAAATGTTTTCATCTCAGGATTTACTAATTTATAAATACCAGCCATGTTACTGCTTTTTTCGTCTATTTCTTTTTGTGTAATAAACTCAAAAGGAAACTCAAGCATTTCAAGTTTTCTAATAAAAGCAGGTTCATAACTTGACATTTTAGGTTCGTCATCTACTTGAATTAATAACTGAAATTGAGGTTTAAATTCAATAGGGTCTTTATAAAGACCTCTTGCTTGTTGAATGTCTCTTCCACACCAAGATTTACATAATTTGATTTGAATTGGTTTTCCACATTCAACACCATTCTCAATTTCAGACATAATAATAAGTCGAACACCTTGTGTTTTTACAAGTTCTGGATTGGCTGCACCTGCTTTATTTTTAACATCTGTAATAAGGTCACTATTAACTGAAGTGCAGTAGTCACCAAGTAACTTATTAATCAAAGCACATAAACTACCTTTACCATTTCTTGATTTTCCAATCCAAATATCAATAAATTCTCTATTTTTATTACCACACAATATATATCTTATATTCTGCATTACATAATGGACCTTTTCTCTTGAACCCATAATGTCAAATAAAAACGCTTTAATTTTCTTTCTAATTTCATTATTAGATTTTGCTTGATATGAAATCTTAGTGCAAAACGTAATGTAATCTTCAGGTCTTCCATCTCTAAATTCATTAGTTCTTAAATCCAGAACTCCATTTTTGAAACATAATAAATTAGGATTTTCATTTAATTTTTCAAGAAAAGTATTATCAAGAGGACTATACAATACACCACATCTTTTTTCTACATTTTTTGCTTTTGCTTCGTTTTCAATACTATGACTTACAGTCAAAACATTATTAGCAAGCATAACTTTTAATTCTTTCTTTTGGTCGTCTTCAATTTGTTCTGCTTCTTCAATTAACTCAAGGTAAAGTTCTTTAAAAACTCTTTGAATGTCTTTATTAATAAAACTTCTTAAATATGTTAAACCATTTTTCCTCCAACGATGTTCGTTGAATATATACCAAGTATAACTGGCTCCGTCTTGAACTGCAATAAAAGTATCAGGATACATAAATTTTATAATTTTTGCGAATGCCATATCAGTTTTTGAAAAGGTAGCCTGTAAGATTAAATTTTTTAAGTTTTTTTTTTGGAACTCAACATATTTTTCTTCATTGTCTTCTTTCGCCCAAGTATGTAATGTGCCCATTTTTAAACCAATTGGGTTATAAACAGTTTCCTTCCATAATTTATATACACTATCCTTTAAATACTTATCTTGGTCTATTTTTGAAAAATTATCAAATACATTAAATAAATTTAATCTGTTTTCACAACCAATATTATAAAGACACCAACACATTTTAGACCAAGTATCATAATGAGTTGAACGTTCTGGATTTAGTATACTAACTAAATCATTTACTTCTTGTTCTACGTCACTCAAATTAATTTTACCTTCTACTTCTTTAATGTAATTTTCATAAACTTTTTTTTCATTAGGTTTCGCGGTGTTGCGACCGCCAGCGCAATGGCCTTTAGGTTGTTTAGGAAGTTTTCTCATAGATTGTAATTTATTTACAAGGTCATCTGGAATTTCAGTAATATCATTATCAATAGGACTACACAACCATTTTTTATTATTTGAAGGACTTATAATTACAAGTCCTGCTGTTCCTGTAGAACAAACTGTTTTAATATCAATTGATACTACAGTAGTGCGACCGTCAGCGCAATGACTTTTAAGACCTCTGGACAAATCAAACATTTGGAGTTCATTACACAACGGACTTCTTTTGAAGAAGTAGTGTCTTCCTTTTTTAGTTTCTTCTCTTACAACTTCTTTTAAAATAGGGAATAATTCCTCGTAATCCATAACTGTTTCGCGATCGTCAATATCAATAACGATAAGGTCTTTTAAAAGGAGACCTACACTATCATTATTTTTACTGTCGAAGATAGTATTAGGAGAACACAAGTTGTCCCAAGAGTATTGCCCATTTTTATGATTAAAATTAGGAAACTTATTAGTCGTTGGAATAATAAAATTATTAGGGTATTTTTCATAAAAGGTTTTAATTACTTTATGTAATTCAATATGAAAGGCACTATTAGGAAGACAGTTAGTAATACTGTAATTATAATCAATTCCAGTATCGCCAGTATTTGATTGAGTATCCGCCATGTTTGATTGTTAATTTATACTTATATTTTAATTTATATAATATGTTTTTATTCTTTATATAATTTTCAATTTTTTTTTTTTACTTAAATATTGTTTAAAATTTTTTAACAATTCTACACCATACCAGAATATATACTTATCTAACAATACAAATTACTTATTTTTAAAAACACTACAAGGTAGAGGATCTCCATAAATCTATACACTATCAATCAAATCCTATCAACTCTATAAATCTATTCTATAAATCTATGTATTAATATATAAGGGTGTTAAGTGTAGTTTTTTTTTAATTTTAAAATATATAAAATATATAAATTATATAAAATATAAAATATATGTGAACAAAATAATATGTCATTTTTTATGTGAACAATCTTTGACTTTGAAATTTCCACCTTTTTTTTAAAAAAATTAACACAAAGGTTTTAGTTTATGTTAAAAATATGATTGAAAAATGAAACGGTAGTGATTTTGAAAAAATGTTGGTAGGGTTTTTTAAATTTTCTTTTTTTGGTAATATTCTTTCCTTTTTTTAAGTATTTCTTCCTTATTAGCAAGATACTTTGCCCTTCTTTTTGCTTTTGCTTCATCATTATCATATTTTTCGCGCATATCTTTTAAAATTTTATCCTTATTTTTTTCGTAATATTTCTTTGCATGTTTTCTTTGACGGTCAGCATCAAGAATAATAGAATAAGTTTTCTTTAATTTAGTATCTTCATTAAGTTTTCCTTTAAGTTCCTTTAATTTATTTTCAAGTTCTTTAATTTGTTCTGCAACACTCATTTTTATTTTATTATATATAAGATAATAATTTTAAATAAAAAAAAAAAATTGAATATTTATTTAAACAAATTTTGTATCCAAAAGATTATAATAAAATGGCAAGCAGCAGTAAAGCGACTGCCAGCGCAATGGCTCCATATATCGGTTATTATATTCTTGGTGATTTCAATGAACCTTTCCGTAAGTTAAAGGAAGGTGAATTGGAGATTACTAATCATTCTATTAAAAAAGACGCTTGCTTTATGTATTGTCGTGGAGTATTAAGCGACGAGGACATAAAAGAACTTGGTAATACAATAGTAAAGGAATACAGTTATTCTAATAGGTATGGTTCATTTTATTTCTATTATTATATGCCACATGGAAGTAATAATATGAAAATGAAAGTTAAAATTGATTGTCCTATAAAAAAATTAGGATTTGCGTTTAAATAAGGAGAGGGATAGGGGACGGTAGCGAGAGAAATTTAAACAAAAATGCCTTTAAAAAAAAAAATTGACAAATTACATTTATTAATTTTTATTAAAATTCAATGTTAGGAAACGTAATTATGGACCCTTTAACATTCAGACAGTTTTGCAAACTATTTAAGGAAGATGATGACCCAATTGGCGACGTAGTTCGCGATATGTTTGAGGACACAGATTTTCCTTGGAATTATGTTGATGGCCGTATAGCGACTGCAAGCGCAATTGCGAGATTTGAAGAGTTGAAGGCGTGTGAGAAAGCGAAGGAAGCATACGAAAAATTATGTATCAAATATCACGAATATAGGAGAATTGCGCAACCAGTTTATGCAATTACTACTTAAAAGGGATAATTTTTTTTCCTATCTTTAAAAGGCAAAATTAAAAAATTAGGATTTGAAAGCAAAAATTAGAAAAAAAAACACTAAAAACTTTTTAGATATGATTATGAAATAATAAATTTATGTATTTTGAGTTTTTTATAGATTGAAAAAAATATATCTATTATATTATAATACAATGACCAGAGGACAACCTAAAAAATCTATAGAACAAGAATATTCAAGTGAAGAGGAAGAAATAGAACCAGAACCTCCAATTAAAGAAAATATTAATCCCAGAACAGGAAAACCAAGACGTAAAATGAGTGAGGCTCAAATGGGAAATTTGGTTAAAGCTCGTGCTGCTGCCCGTATTAAAAAGGACGAATTAAAAGGAATGAGACTTCAAGAAAAAAAACTTAAAAAAGAAGCACATTTAGTTAAAAAACTTGACCTTGAAGCACGTATTAAAGAACACGAAGATCACCTTAGATTACTTGCTTGTAGAGCAGGTAGAATTTCAAAAGCAGATTATGAAGCAACTATTGAAAAAAAAGTTAGGAAAAAAAGTGTTAAAAGAGATCCATTAGAAGATGATGATGTTGATATAGAAGAAAAAAATGAAATTAATGAATTAGAAGAACGATTAAATAAACTTAAATTTAAAAGTAAATTAAAAGCAAAAAAACCTATTATAATTGAAGAAAGTGAAGAAGAAAAAAGTGAAGAAGAAGCACCTAAACGCGGTCGGGGAACTCCAGCAAGCCATTACGCTGGCAGTCGTTCTACTGCACCTGTTTCAAGGAGTGCAAGTGTTGAAAGCACAAGTTCCAGATCAGGAAATCCTAAAGTTAAATTTGAACATACACCTGATGTTCCAGATCCAAGTTCTCGTAAAAAAACTCCTAATCCAATGGAACGTGAGAATTTAAGTAATAATAACGATGAAAAAATGAAAGCAACATTAAGATGCTTATTTCCCACAGGTAATTTTTAAATGTTTTATATTATAAATGACAACATATACAAAGGTGCCTTTGAAAGGATATGATAATGATTTACCAAAATATAAACCGATAGTATACGCACAACCCCCAGAAGAGTCCGGACTTCCTAAAAATTATTTTGTATCGGTTTGTGTGGGAATGCGTCAATCGGGAAAGACCGTATCAACTGTAAAATTAATTAAGTATTATGAAGAGCACGGAGTATTTGATAAGGATGGTAATGAGTGTCCATTGAGAACGATTATTGTATCGCCAACATTTCGGTCAAATCCTATTTTTTTATCATTAAAGTCGCTTGACGTAGATAATGATGTATATGAAAATTACTCCGACCCTTTGCTTTTAGAAATACTTGACGAAATAGAAGAACAAAGAATAGAAAGTATTGAATATCAAAAGAAATTAAAAACATATCATAAGTTTTTAAAAGTAAGGTCAACAAAACAGTTAAGTCCAGCAGAGCTTTTAACTTTATATACTGAAAAGTTCGAGAAGCCTGTACCTCCAAAATATCCTTTTCCTGCAGTAGTGCATATAATATTTGACGATTTAATTGGGACAGCAAGTTATAAACAGAATGGTAAAAGTGCTTTAAATAATTTAGTAGTTAAAAATCGTCATACAAGCGGTGGTGTTAATTTACATTTTTTAATACAAACTGCTAAACAATGTCCTAAATTGATACGAACAAATGCCTCTTTACTTTTACTTTATAGATACAACAGTGACGAATTATTAAAAGACCTTTACGAATGCGTATCAGGAGTTTTAACACCTGAAGAATTTGAGACTTTGTATAATTCGTGTACTGAAGAAAAATTTAATTTTATGTGTGTTGATTGCACACATAAAGATATAAAAATAAAACAGAATTGGAACTTTGAAATATTATTAAATAAAAAAAACAAAGTTGAAAAACCAAAAAAAAAAAAAGATAAAGAAATAAAGGATAATGTTTGAATTAGATGAATACAAAACATTTGCTGAATTTAAAGAAAGTGACCTTTATAAAGATTGGTATGAAGCCTTACGTGTCGATAATCCTAATACATTAATTCATATATTAGATTTATCTTTATTTCGTTATTTTAATGATCAAAAAGGTATTGTTATACCAGATTTTCCAAAAGAACAGCAGTATAGCGACTGCCAGCGCAATGGCATAGAACCAGAAGTCAAGGCTGCAGATGTATTAACAGTAGATGAATGGAACCAAAAATATAATTATTTAAAGGATTTAGCAACTGGTTCTAATATAACTGCTGATACAGTATCAAATCAAATAAATATAATTAACGACATTCCTAATTTAGAAAATTAGGTAAAAAATAAAATATTAACATATAATAAAACAATGTTTGAACTTAAAAAAGTAAACCGAAAAGTATTTGATCTAAAACATCCTATATCTAAGAAAGTATTTAGTTTTTTAGTTAGAAAGCGGTAAAGCGACCGCCAGCGCAATGGCATAGAATTAATTTTAAGTAAATAAGTCACAAAAAATTAATTAATACAAAAAAAAGTTTTATTTAATACGTAATAAATAGTATTAAGTTTTATTTTTAATAAACTCTAAATGTTTTAAAGTTTTATTATGATCACTTAATGCTTTACGATTAAATTTAGAACCACATTCACATACAATTTTTTCTTTTAATTTATCTTTATTTTTTTCAACCCATTCTTTTTTATAATTGGCAATTTTTTCTTTATTGTTTTCTCTATATTTTTTATCACTTTTTTGTTTTGTAATTTTATTTTCTTCAATATTACGATATTCTTTTTGTTGTTCTAAAATTTTATTTCTGTATTCTTCATCATTTTTATATTTATCATTCTGTTTTTCTCTAATAGTATCTTTATTTTCTTTATAATAAATTTTACTTTTTTCAAGTATTTTATCTTGATTTTCATAATAATTTTTTTTTTTACTTTCAACGATTTTTTCGTGATTTTCTTGCCTATAAATTTTTTGTTTTTTTAATAATTCTTCTTTTTTCTCTTCATAATATAATTTACATTTTTCTCTATTATTAATTTTTCTTTGTAAGTCAGTTACAAAAATTGGTCTTGTAGCATAAATTTCATTTAAACCATTTTTAACGGTATTAAATTGTGCTTGCCAATATGCTTCTCGTAATTGTAATTGATATAAATTATCACAAGGCCATTCTTCAATAATTTTAATTTTAAAGTTTTCAACTCCAAAATCAATCATATGTTTGAATAATTTTCTATCTTTTTTTTTATCTTGTGTAACTTGCCTTTTATAAGTAGATAATTTTTTTTCTTTAGTTCCACAACTACTACCTACATATTTTTCATTAGTTATAATACACCAAATCATATACATCATACCATTTTTGTAATTTTTACTCATTTTAATAATTATAATTAAAATGTCTTTATATAATATGTCATTTTTTTTTTAAATACACTTTTTTTTTAAATTGTCAAAATAATTTAATGGTATTAATTGGTCATAGAATGAGTTCTATTTGCTTTCCAGAGCCGACACGGAGAACGGCTGATGTCTTGGCAAACAGGAGACAGTTAGTTGCTGACCCACTACCAGTAGTATCAAATGATATTTGACAATTGGTGCCCGCAGTATTTAAACCGCTCACCAGTCTTTCGTCATCACCTGTATTAATGTGATCAAGTCTAATACTAGCGACCCAGAAATTGCTGTTCCAAACTGCTTGGGAGGTGATCGCCTCATCTATGCCACCCAGTGTATCATTAGCAAGATTAAGACAGTTAAGTGTGAGATCATAAGCGTCCTCTTTTGCGGCGCGCCACATTGGTACACTCACGTTATTAATCATAAATTGGTAATCAACTAAACCAGAAGCATCATATTGGAAATAACCTGTTGTTTCGTTGGCTGTAACATTTGAACCAAAAGATCTTGATTTAGGGAAAGTTGCCATAACAAGATCAAGTGATTGAGTTGAAATAGAAAATCTTGAAGACTGTAAGTAAGTGCCTCCAGTGCTAAAAAGGGAAGAATACCAATTATCAAAGGGTAGTTCAAAAACATTACCAGATTGAAGGTAAGCGTTTTTAGCGTTGTAGTAAATTCCATCATCAATAGAAATAGTATCGACGCTAAAGAATAAACTGTTAATTTGGTAAGTAGCAGAAGTAGCAGGGGCTTCTCCGATAAGAACATTTCCTCCTTCAAGGTAGATATGAACTCTGCAAGAACCAAGAAGTGCTGTGTCTAAAACAGATGGTTGGACTGAAGATAAAAACCCGAGGAAATTATGGATTTTAAATGCTACGGCTGTATCAGTGCCTCCAGAAATTCCAGATGGGTAGCCTTTACCATTTTGGTAAAGAGCACGTTTGCCTTTAAGATCTGAACCTTGTTGTAAGTTATACATAATGTTATAAAGATCGCTAAGATTTTGGCAAGAACCAATTGTTTGTCCGTTGATTTCTAATACGATTTTGCTGATGATACTTTCTATATGTTTAGGAAATTTAGCACCACCTGAAGGTGAAGCAGTAGTAGTTCCTTTAAAATGCATAGTAAGGGTGTTAAGATCGAGCATTGCTGAATTTGGTAAATCTAAGGTAATAACATCTCCTTGATTAATCGCTGTTGTGCGGTAAGGAGTAAGTTTAATAGTATTACGAGAGTAATTACTCAAGTATTGAACATAAGATTTGAGGTCTCTTGGGTATGTTGTCATTGTTTAATCTAACAAAAGATTTTATTTTAAATTTACTTATTTTTAAAACCTAATATTTATATATTCCAAATTTCTCAATTTCACTCTTGCTCCAAGTTTTATTTTCAACAGGTCTATTAAGTCCCGCTACTCTACTTAATTGTCTTGTTGCTTTGCGATCAAGAGGTATAGCAACTGGTTCTGCTATACCTAATGCAAGTCTCATACCTTTAGCAATATCACTAACATTTTGAGAAACTAAAGGTGTAGGATGTAAATCTGGATTTTCTATATCCACAGAAAAATGTTTTTCATTTTGATTTTCTTTTGATTGGATTTTTTCATTAATATGTATGCCTCCAGGTCCTTTAACTACTTGAAATTGGTTATTGTCAATTCTATCAATATTTAAAGTTCCATGGGGATCTACTAATAAGTTAAAGTTTTTATCTCTTACTTTTTCATTGATGTCTTCATAAGCAAGTTCTCTTTGAGTTTTACCAACTACAGATCTTCTTTTATTATTTCTTTCAAAGTAGGCGCGACTGGCCATCATATTATTAATTTGTCCTTTTGCCATCGTTTATATTTAACAAACATATTAATTTAAAAATGGGTTTGTAAGTTGCCATTGCGCTAGCAGTCGCACTACTGCATTATTCATATATCTCTATTTTTAATGTTAAATTATAATCTCTTGATAATAATGTTAATTTTTCCCCACGATTTGTTGTAATCCAAAATCTTATACTACTTAAAAAAGTATTATTAACAGAAACCTCGAGACACGTATCATTAGGTTTACTATTATATTGTAAATTATCAAATGGAGCACAAGTAATAGGAATACGTTGAAGAATAGTTGAAGTAGCGGTTTTTTCTTGATTAACATTATCAAGACCATAACTTGATAATCCTACATCAGTATTAAGATACAAAGTGTCCATGTATTGCATATTTACAGGTTGGACGCTTGTAAATGTTCCTGAATAAGTTACATTATCAACTAAACCAAATAAGTGACCTGAATTATTAGTAATAATATAACTATTTGTATTAGTTTGTGTAAAAGTATATGTATTTGAAATTAGGTCATAAGTAACTGTGTATTTTCCTACTAATAAAATATTTAAGTAGTTCCTGAAATCATAAACTGAGTATGATCCCTGTGATATTTGATAAGTAACCAAAGAACTACCATTGTAAACGGCAAAAACATTATTGACATTATCTCGAATATTATACCACTCATAATTGATTAAAAGATTTTGTAAAGTTATTTTTAAATATTTTGTGCTTTGAACTGTTCCAGCAAATAAAGTAGAAGGTAAATATACGGACCAGTCTGAAATTTCACCATGTGAACGGTTTTTACTTGTTAAATACATAAAACGAGTTTCTTTTAAAGTTTTAGTTTTACTCATTTATAATATATAATATAATAAATGAGCGAAATTCTTTTAAATGACTGGAATAGTGCTTTAAATGTATCTCAATATGTTTTGTGTGGAGACACTACAAGTTTTCAAAGTTATTCAAATCAAATTGCTTCACTTTCAAATCAAGATGTTTCACTTTCAAATGACATAGTTACACTTACTAATACAGTTAATAATATAAGTTCTGGAATGAATACAAGTTATAGTAATTTTGGTAAATCTACAGGTGATGGTAGTGGTAATGCTACTTATGGTCATAGTTTAGGAAGAATACCAAAATGGATTGAATTTGTAAGTGCTACAAGTTCTACTGTAATAGGTTATTATGACGTAATTAATAATACTAATTATAGTTATGGAGACTCAACATACTCAGTTTTTGTAGGTTCAGGTGTTTCAGGTTTTTATTCTCAAAGAGGATATGTTACAGGAGCTACAAGCACTAATTTTACAATTAATTGGCAAAGAAATGGGACCAATTCACCAGTAACTGGATATGTAATTTTTAAGGTAATTGGTTAGACGCCAACCTTTAATATTAAAAAAAAAAAATTGAAAATAAAACCTCTTAATAAAATATATCTTTATATTAAATGACCTATATATCAGGATTAAATATATCTCGTATTGATTTAGTATCACAACCACCAGATATAGTCCAATATTCAAATATATTAACAGAAATTATATATCTACACCAAGTAGACTCAAATCTTGAAAATCAAATTGTATCCCTTTCTAATTCATTAAGTAACATAACCATCGACTTATCGCCTATATATACTGAACTTTCAAACCAACAAATAGATATTAATAATAATACTTCTTCAATTAATAATTTAAGTATTTCGTCAAGTAATTATGCTTTGACTTTAAATGTTAATAACCAGATACTGTCTTTGAACACAGGTATATCAAATAATACAGTATCAATTTTAAATTTAGAGAATGATATTGATAATATACTTGTTACAAATAGTAACCAACAAATAGAAATTAATGCCCTTTTTTTTAGTATATCCAACCTCCCTCCCGTAGATTTAACTGACATTTATAACAACTTAAATCATTTGTATCAAAACGACTCCAACCTGAACACAGGAATAAGTAATAATCTTTCTTCTATTAATTCACTTTCAATTGCTTCTTCAAATTACGCAATTACATCTGTTGTTAATAACCAAGTATTATCGTTAAATGCGGGTATATCAAACAACTTATCCAGTATTAATTCACTTTCAATTGCTTCTTCAAATTATGCTTTAACTTCTGTTGTAAATAATCAAGTGCTGTCGTTAAATACTGGTATATCAAATAACACTACATTAATTCAAGGAAATTCCATTAGTCTTAATACTGGGATTAGTAATAATACAAGTAGTATTAATTATCTTAGTGGTTTAACAAGTAATTATGTAACACTGGGCACATTACAGACTTTAAGCAATAAAAGTATGGATTATAACCAAAATACTTTTACAAACTTTCCAACTGGTGGTAATACATATACTTCAAATAATTATTTTGAAAATGATAATCCTATTGGTAGTATAACCGATTATGCTGGAAGCACACTACCAAATGATTTTTTATGGTGTGATGGTTCAGCAATTAGTAGAACTACTTATGCCTCATTATTTACAGCAATAGGAACAACTTATGGAGTTGGTGATGGAACAACTACTTTTAATCTTCCTAATTTAAAAGGTCGTGTATCTGCTGGTTATGATGTATCAAATACAGTATTACCATTTAGTTCAACTTTAGGTGCAACAGGAGGAAGTGTAACCGAATTTGGTAGTAATGCTACAAGTCTTACAGGTGCTATTGTTACAACAACTGCAACTGGATATAGTTTGAGCACTCAATCAAATATACAACCAACAATTATATTAAATAAAATTATAAAATATACAACCAGTGCTTTAAGCACTCAAAACGCTATTAATATTCAAAATGTTTATAATCCATACTGGGGTAGAGTTTTTATGAATACTGGATATTCAAATTTAGTAAATGGTGTATGGACTGATATGCCAAATATGAGTGTTGCTTATGGTAATACCCTTAATTCATTTAATACAACAACTAATACTTATACATGCCCAGTATCTGGACTTTATAGAATGAGTTTAGGTGCTGAATTTATAAATGGTTTAGTTACTAATGTTTGTTGGACTGGTTTAATTAAAAATGGAACTACATTAGAAGTCAGTATGTCACGAAGTGTTATTCAAGAAAATACAACAGTTGATTTAAATGTAAGTGACATAATAGAATTAGTCCAAGGTGACACCATAAAACTTCAATGTATGGTTCAAGGTAATTCAACAACTGATGTTAAAGGTGCTGCATACAGTCAACGAGGTGAAGATATGACCCATTTTAGTTGGCAATTGGAAAGTGCTAATACACTTGTAACTGCTGGTTCAAATATATATGCCAGTATGAATAGTAATATAACTCAAACAGCAAGTAATTTAGTATTATTTAAAGGTTCAGGTTATGAATTGATAGATGGTGGTAGTATAGCAAATTTTAGTGCTTATAATTTGAAGTCAGCAACAACAAGTATAAATATAAGTTCAGCAACAGCGCCGAGTAGTAACCAAGTTTTAGTAGCAACAAGTGCAAGTAATGCTATATGGACAAATTATTCAGCAGGTTCTGGTGGTATAGCAACTTCACTTTCAAATTTAACAACAGTTGTTAATATAGCAAATTCATCTGCACCATCTGCAGGTCAAATTTTAGTAGCAACAAGTGCAAGTAATGCATTATGGAGTAATATAAGTAATTCTGGTAGTATTACAGGTATTATAAATCCTTATAAAGCAAGAGTTTATAAAGCAACAAATTCTGCAGGATTAGCAACAGGAACGTGGACAAAAGTAGCATTTGCGAATGAAACTTATGATACTAATAATAATTTTGACAGCACAACAAATTATAGGTATGTAGCACCAGTTGCTGGTTATTATCAAGTAAATGCTTCAGTTACATTTACAACATTAACAGCAAATAAAAGATATTGTATAGCAATTTATAAAACTAGTGGGGCTGGTCCATATTCAACTAATTTTAATCAAAGTGGTTCTACTACTGATTTTATAAGTGCAGGAATAAGTGATTTAGTTCCATTAGCAGTTAATGATTATATAGAAATTTTTGCTATACACGAAGCAGGTGTAAATACACCTGTAATTTATGGTGAAGCAACTGGAGCATATACTTTTTTAAGTATAAATTTACATTCAGTAACAACACCTTCAGGAACTGATTATTCACTAATAACTGCAATATCAAATCCTTATAAAGCAAAAGCAACACCAACATCTATTTCAGGTGCTTTTAATGATAATGTTTGGACGAAAGTAACATTAAATACAGAAGTTTATGACCCAAATAATAATTTTGATAATGTAACTAATTATCGTTATACAGTTCCAGTTACAGGATATTATCAAATAAATGCAGCTGTATTATTTGCAACATTAACTGCAAATAAAAGATACAGTATTTCAATTTATAAAAATGGAACAGCAATTAATCAAAGTGATAATCAAAACGGAACAACAGCAGATTTTATAACTTGTGCAATTAGTGATAATGTATATTTAACTGCTACTGATTATATTGAAGTTTATGTAAAACAAAACACTGGTGCTAATTTAGTTATATATTATTCAACACCATATACATTTTTTAGTATAGGTTTAACTTCAGTTTAATAAATTTTTATTATACCATTTTGGTTTTAAAATTAAATAAAACAAAAATTTAGCAGGTCCTTTATACGTTAAAGCAATAATACAATTAGAATAAATCTCACGATATGTATTATCAAATAAAAAAATATTAGTTAAGATGTCTTGTGATACTAAATGTTTTAAACAATTGCGCTGGCAGTCGCTATACTGCTCCATTTTATATATTATATTATATAAAAGCAAATATGTCATTCGCACTTTCAAATATTGTTATTGGATCTGGTAGTGGAACTGCCATTAAAGACTCTGGAACTGCTTTAAGTAGTTTAGGTGGTTCTGGTGTTCCTGCAGGTATTATTGCGGATTATGCTGGTATAACTGAACCTTCTGGTTGGTTATTTTGTTACGGACAAGCAATATCAAGAACAACTTATGCTACACTTTTTACAGCAATATCAACAAATTATGGTGTTGGTGATAATTCAACAACTTTTAATCTTCCTGACTGTAGAGGTCGTGTATCAGCAGGTAAAGATAATATGGGAGGAACCAGTGCTGATAGATTAACAGGTCAAACAGGAGGACTAAATGGTGATACTATGGCAGCGACAGGAGGAACTGAAACTCATACTTTGGATATATCACAAATGCCAAGTCATAGTCATAATTGTGCATTAGCAGGAAGCACTTCTTTTGGAACAAATTTTCAAGGAGGTAATCAAAATGCTGGTCAAAATGCACAAACAAGTAATACAGGTAGTGGTTTAGCACATAATAACATTCAACCAACAATTATTGTAACTAAAATTATTAAAACTTAATTCAAACTCATTAGTATGTCACTTCTAAATTCCTCAAATTGTTTAACAATTCTTTCAAGGTCTTTATGAAATAATTTAACCATCCAATAATCATCCATTTGCCATTTCATAACCGCAGTTTCAGCACTACGATTATCAAGATACTTAATTACTGCTCCATAATTATCCATAATGTCATTAATTGGGGTGTCATAATCTTCAATATCTAAATTGCTTATAATTTGGAGTAATAAGTGGTTTTTATTTTGTTTAACTTCATTTTCACTTTCAACAAGGTCTTTATCGCATTGACGTATAACTTCACGGTCCTTTTTTTTTAAAATAACACTGTCATCTTCTTCTTCAATTTCCTTTAAAAGTTTTTTAATGTATTCTTTTGTAACGCCATTGCGCTGGCAGTCGCTGAACTGCGGTGCATTTTCACCTAAAGTTTTACTTCGTTTCAAGACTTTTTTTTTGGGTGCAATAGCGCTTGCAGTCGCACTACTGCTTTCATTAATTTCTTGTGTTTGCGTGAGCTCTGACATTGTTATTAAATATATATATATTAATGGTTTATACTGAAACGTGCAGTAGAAAAACACATTATTATAAATTAACGAATACGATACAATATTTTAAACTACCTCCTACTTTTGAAGATACAATTGAGATATTAAGTATATTTGGTTTAAAAAATTGTAATATAACTTCAAAATCGTTTAATAAATTTGGGGATATAAGTTTAATAAAAAATGTAAAAAAAAAGGAACATATATTTAGAGTTTTTTATTGTGATTATATGTTTAAACATCATTTTGACTTTAAATGCTTAGATTTTATAAATGTGATGACAATTTTAAGACACTTTGCTTTTTTTATAGGATATGGATTAAAATATACAACTGTAATTGGTTTAGGTCATAAATATAATATTTATAGTCTTTACAAAATAGAAGATGAATACAAAAAATCAACTATATCAATAAAAAAAAATGTATGGTTAGTATTTGATTAAAGTAAGAAACCAATGCCATTTTGCTGGCAGTCGAATTACTGCTTTCAAACTTCCTTTTTTTACAAAATAATTATATTTTATTAATATAAATGACAGAAGTTGAAGGTCCTTACAATTACAGAAAACAACTTGAAGAAAGAGAAGTAGAGAAATTACAAAAAGTAGATAAACCTTGGTTTGATATTAATAATGAAGGAGACCGTAAAAATATGTTAGAAGCCCTTGAATACGGTAGAGAATATAATAGAAAATGGTATTTAAAATATGGTCCTACTATAGCAACATTACTTGGTTTACCTGAAATAGGTGTAGTAATAGGAACTACAGGTATATTAATTGAAAGTGCATATCAAGTAGGAGATATAGTTGGAGGTGTGCATAAAAAAGAATATGAACCAGAGGAATTAATAAAAGGAATAAAAGGAATTCAAAAAGAAAAAGTTAAATTAGTAAATGCAGTAAAATGGTTAGATACTCCATAAGGAACTAAGTTTCCTTACAAACCTCCTTTTTATAAAATTTATTGAAAATAATAATATATCTTTAATTAAATAAATATGAGTTACAGATATTTAACTTATTTTAAATTAACATCTAATGACCCACTTAATCCTGAAATTTTCCAAATAGACATTCCATTGTCAGTAGATCTTGGAGAAAGTAGATTTGTAGTTTCAGGTGTAATTGGTAAAGTATCAGCAGATAATACAGTTGTTTTTATTCATAGTCCAGAATTAACTACATCTGGTTCTTGGTCCAGTATAAATAATAGAAATGATACATTAAATTCGTGTATATTAGGAACAACTGTAAGCAAACCAATAAATACAATAACTTCAAGTCAAGATATAGGTTTTGTAACACCTCAAGGTTTAGCACAAAATCGTAGAATTTCATTTCAATTAAGAGATGAAGATGGAGATTTAATAAGTTTGGGAAGTGGTGGTTATGTTATTATTGTTATTACATTTTATTCAATCGGCGCGCAACAAAATACGACAACACCAAATCTTATCCCGTTATATAATTTTTTATAAATTTAATTATAAATATTTTTAAAAAATAATTGGTTTATATTTAGTTTCAATATTTTATATTTTTAGTTCTATTTTATTTTTTGTGAGTATATATCAGAAAAATTATAATTTATTTTTTTTAAGTATTTTGTAATAATTTGGGTTTTCAGTAAGATGTGCCATAGCAATTTTTAAAGTCATTGTTGGATTATCATTTGTAACATTATATTTTCCTGCTTTAGTGCCGTGTTCTTTTTCTATACGAAAGCCAGCGACAAGAGTTTTAATAGGATATTTAGTATTATCTATTTTTAATTTTTTAGAAATATTTTTAATTTTAGTTGTATTCATTTATTATATATACAATAAAAATATAAAATATTATATATAATAAAATGGTATTATTACAAGAAAAAGTTGATAATAGTTTTACAAGATTTAAAGCGTGGAAAGAACAAAAAAATGGGGATTATAATGACGAACGATTACGACATGGAGTATCACAATTATTTCAATCACAATATATCAAACCAAGTAATGCTCCTGACGAACAATTAAGGAAAAATTCTACTCATACTAAAGTATTACGAGATGTTCCTACATTTACACGAGTTCATCCGACTCATGGGCGTCCTCTTATTAAACCTCAAGATATGAATATTTGGAATTATGGAGGAGAAGAACATAGTTTTGGTTCCTTATTTGATTATAACAAGCGTGTAGTTCCGTCAGTTTAAGAGATCCACTTAAATTCTGTGTGAGATTTTCGTATATGAAAGGTAAAATAAATAAATCTATTCTAAATCTTCTGTATATAAAAAGGTGTAGTATTTATAATGTATTTCAAAAAGTAATTTTAAAATATATATAAATTTATATAAATATGTTATTGTACAATATATTATCATTTTTGATATAAGAAAGAAATAATATCGGAAAAATACTACTACTTACAACACTGTTTCCGTCACCCCGATAAATATTTATTTTTTTAATAGTGTCACGAGAAAAGTGTCCCTGTTTTTATAAAAGTGTCCCTGTTCTCGTCAAACCCGTCAAAATAATGTTGTTTTGTTAGAATAATAGGAGAATAATTGTTGTTTTGGAGTATTTTTTGTTTTGTTAGACTAAGAGGAAAATAAAAGTCTTTATAAAGACTTTTATTTTCCTCTTAGTCTAACAAAACAAAAAATACTCCAAAACAACAATTATTCTCCTATTATTCTAACAAAACAACATTATTTTGACGGGTTTGACGAGAACAGGGACACTTTTATAAAAACAGGGACACTTTTCTCGTGACACTATTAAAAAAATAAATATTTATCGGGGTGACGGAAACAGTGTTGTAAGTAGTAGTATTTTTCCGATATTATTTCTTTCTTATATCAAAAATGATAATATATTGTACAATAACATATTTATATAAATTTATATATATTTTAAAATTACTTTTTGAAATACATTATAAATACTACACCTTTTTATATACAGAAGATTTAGAATAGATTTATTTATTTTACCTTTCATATACGAAAATCTCACACAGAATTTAAGTGGATCTCTTAAACTGACGGAACTACACGCTTGTTATAATCAAATAAGGAACCAAAACTATGT